GGTTCGATCCTTCTCTGAAAAAACTAATTTTCTAAATGTCTCATACATTTTGTTCTTTATTAATTCTGATTAAGACTTTATAAGAGCAATAAATGGGTGCAACTTTAATTACTGAGGAAAATGCCGAGAAGGTAAAGCAAAAGGTTGTTAATAATATACTTACAAAAATAAGAGAGGGGAAAACTCCGACCAACATGGAGATGGAATTACTAGATCAATATACTGCATCTAGTAAAATTGGATTTAGTGGGGCATACGCAAAGAATCAAACAGAGTTAGCAAAGGTAATTGGGGTCGATAGGAAAACTATTCAAAGGTGGAGGAAAGACCCTACATTCCCAAAGCCTAGAGCGGATGGTCGTTATAGTGTAAGTGAAGCGGTGGCGTGGAAGGATGCAAAGGGATCGACGGCTGGTGATTTAACCAGCAAAGAATCTGCGCAAGTCAAGAGCATATTATTACAGAATGAGAAGTTAGAAATACAGGTAGGGATATTAAAAGGCGAATATACGCCTAATGTAGACATAGACCAGCAAGTTGCCGAAATGGTTCAGCAAGCCAAAAGGGAGCTCCTTGCCCTACCCTCTTCCCTAGCCCCACAAGTTATCGGTCAAACTGTTGCAGAAGCAGAAAAGATAATTAAACAAAGTATCGTAGAGGCATTGCGATCTTTGCATGAGGGGGAATGGGCAAATGGGGAAAAATAATTCTTTATATCACTTTGACGAAAATAGAGCTGACTTTCAAACAGATGGTCAGTGCCATAACTTTGACTATGACTCAATAGATGGGGAGTATGAAGAGCCAAATTATGATCCAGACTCGGTACAGCAATTGGGTGAAGTATTGAGAGAAATGCTCACTTGGTTGACCATGGGTGATGTTAATTCAGCAAGTTATGGACAGACATTAATGCGTAAGACAATAGCTATGTGCTGGGTTCTTAGACCTGAATTATTCAACGGATTGGCTTTGTCGGAGATAGCAAAGTCAAAGGGTGTGAATGTCTACAAGCAATCTCTTAGTAAACAAGCAATTAAGTTCTCTGAAAAGTTCAGCATAAAAGGGAGGGGTCAACGAAAAAGATTATGAAAACTGTAGATAAAAAAATAGGTGCATTAAAGCCAAGCGAATATAATCCGAGGGAGCTTACTAAAAAGCAATATGAGGACTTAAAAAATAGCTTACAAAAATTTGGCTTAGTTGAGCCTGTACTCGTCAACATGCACAAGGGGCGAGAAAATATAGTTATAGGTGGACATCAGCGATTGCGTATCTGGTCTGAAATGGGCAATGACACCGTACCTTGCGTAGAGGTCAAGTTGCCATTAGCGAAAGAAAAGGAATTAAATGTACGCATGAACAAGAATGGTGGGCAGTGGGATTGGGATTTGCTTGCCAATAATTTTGACCCCGAAGATTTGATTGATTGGGGATTTGAGGCTGACGATGTGTTGAAGGAGTTAACCGAAGATGATGCAGAGGAAGAGCCAGAAGTTAAGTTTTCAGAGTACATTGATGAGTCGCATAATTATGTAGTTCTGACATTCGACAATGATGTTGATTGGCTATCTGCCCAAACCCATTTTAACCTTGATTCTGTTCATTCTCGTAGAGCTAATGGTAAGCCGTGGAGTAAGGGCATTGGACGAGTAATAAAGGGATCGGATTACATTAGGAGTTTAAACAAGAAATGATGATCTTAGCTCCCAGTTGGAAGAGGGCTGACATTTGCACTTCCCATAAGTATTTCCCCAGCCTTAAATATGTAGTTTGTAAGTCGCAGGAGAAGAGCTACTTAGACAAAGGTTTGCCTGTATTGGCATGCCAGGATAAGGATCAAGGCAATGTAAGCAGGGTTAGGAACTGGATACTTGATTATGCTAAAAAAGAGAATGTCTGCATTGTAGATGATGATTTAAAGTGCCTCTCAAGGTGGAATGGCAACGAGTGTCATAAAATGAGCGGGGATGAAGCTGAAGAATTTATTGAGTATGGGTTTATGCTTGCCGAACAATTTGGCGTTAAGATGTGGGGTGTTAACATTATACAAGATAAAGGTGCTTATAGAGAGTACACTCCATTTAGTTTGACGAATGTTATACTAGGACCGTTTGGTGGCTTTCTTAACCCTAGTTGTAGGTATGACGAAAACCTTCCATTAAAGGAGGATTATGATCTTAGCCTTCAAATGCTCAACAAGTATAGAAAAATATTACGAATTAATCATGTTCATTATATTTGTGAGCAACATACTAATATTGGGGGGTGTGCAGAGTATAGGACTTTAGACGAAGAGAAAGACCAGTTTGAGTTATTAGAAAAGAAGTGGGGAAAAGATATAGTTAGGAGAGATAAAGGGAACTCAAATACGCAAAGAAAGCGACAAGTCACCTATGATATAAACCCTATAATAAAAATACCAATAGGAGGCGTGTAATGAAAGATGATAAACCTTTCAAAATCAGGAAGGTGTCAGAAGGCATCTTTTTCGTGGATATAACATTTGAGACAAAGCAAATTAACAAACCGATCTGGTGCTTGTTGAGAAGTGATGCACACCATGATAATCCGCACTCCGATAATGCTATGGAGAAAAGGCACTTAGAGGAGGCTATAAAAAAGAAAGCGTTTATTCTAGATAATGGTGATGCCTTTTGCGCTATGCAAGGAAAGGGCGACCCGAGAGCGAGCAAGAATGATATTAAGTTGGAGCACAAGGGAGGCAATTACCTAGATAAATTGGTCGATACATATTCGGAGTGGCTCAAGCCATATGCTTCAAATATTTTAGTCATGGGTAAAGGGAACCATGAAACTGCTGTATATAAGCACAGAGAAACAGATTTAACAGAAAGGCTGGTTAATTCATTAAATGGAAAAACAAATGCAACCGTCAAAACAGGTCAAATCGCTAATTGGATCGGAATTAGAGGAAGACATAAGAAAGATGCGAAATCAAGGAGCCTTGGGACAGTATGGTTATATATGTTCCACGGGGCAGGAGGAGGTGGACCCGTCACAAAGGGGGTCATTGGTGCAAATCGTATGGGCGTTGTCCTGCCAGACGCTAACATCGTTGCTACTGGTCATACTCATGATCATTGGATTCTGCCTAATGCTAGGGCTCGCATTACTCAGGATGGTAAAGAATATATTGATGAACAATTGCATATCAAAATACCTACTTACAAAAATGAGTATGGTGTCAAGGATTCGGGGTTTCATATGGAAAAAGGGAGACCACCAAAGCCACTAGGCGCAATCTGGCTCAAGTTCTTCTTGGGAAGAATACCCGAAATAGGATCAGAAAAATTAAAGTTTGAAGCATTAAGAGCTGATTAATGATGTATGAGTGTAGTAGAAATTGCAGCACGGAGGTCGTGGAAGCCTCCAGACACCCGTTTGACTTGGGAGTGGGCTGATCAAAATGTCAAATTAGACCCAACCTCACCTTACCAAGGGTTTTGGAAGTCAGAAATATCTCCTTGGGTTAGGGAATTAATGGTTACTTTTGCAGACAATGAAGTGTCTGACATTAGCGTTATGTGTTCTGCACAATCTGCTAAAACTCAAACAATGATTTGTCTATTGATGTGGGCTTTAGCCGAGGAACCAGCACCAACTATGTGGGTTACAAGTACAGCAGAAGAAGCGGCGTTTTTAATGAAGACAAGGCTTATTCCAACGATAAAAACCTGCAAACCAGTGGCAGAAACACTGATCGAGGACAGGGGGGCGGTGTCAAAGATGGAAGTTCACCTTAAGGGTGCATCTCTAGGTGTCGTAGGCTCATCATCACCATCAAGGTTGCAGTCAAAGCCAGTCAGGTGGCTATTTCTGGATGAGGTAAGAAATTACCCAGAGGGTGCATTAGAAATGGTTTTAAAAAGAACCAGAGCGTATTGGAATGCACGGAGATGTATTGTATCGACCCCTGATATGCACAATGATGCAACTCATCGAGCATACCTGCAAGGCGATCAAAGGGTTTGGCATCATCAATGCAGAAATTGCGAAGATTGGTTTCCACTTAGTTGGTCATCTGTGAAATGGGAAGAAAACGAAGAAACCAAAAATGAGAAAGGGTATGATTTTGATAAGCTTGCAGAGACAATTACATTTGAGTGCAAGTGTGGGGAGGTTTATAGAGATACCCCAGTAGATAGAAGGCATTTTGTAAATAGTGGGAAATATATAGCATTAAACCCAAATGCTCCAAAGAATAGAAAATCATTTCATTGGAATGCAATGTTACCGACTTGGGTTAAGTGGCGTGACTTAGTTGAAGAATTTCTTATAGCAAAAGGAGCGACATATAATGGAGATACATCGCCTTTAAAGGATTTTATAAATGAATCCTTGGGGGAGCCATGGGAAGATAGATTAGGCGACTTTGAGGATTTTGGGCAATTAAAAAAGCGTACTGGAGATTATGCCCTAGGGGATGAGTGGAAAGATGAAGAAGTAAGGTTTTTAGCTGCTGATAAGCAAGCCAAAGGGGGGATACATTATTGGTATGTGGTTAGAGCTTTTGCAAGGGAGGGAGCTAGGTCGCGACTTATTGATTATGGGCAGGTTGGCGGTGATAAAGAACTTCTTGAAGTTGCCGAATTAAATAATGTGCCGCCAGATAATTGTATAGTAGACTCTGGCTTTGATACAACCTCTGTGTATAAGTTCTGCCAAAGACACGGGTGGAAGCCAATGAAGGGATCAGGCACTTCGGGATTTAAGCATAGGAATAAAAAAACAGGAAGGATGTCCACTCAGCTATGGACATGGACAAAAGCAGAGGTGGGTATTGGAACGAGAGAGCATGGTTTGCATAAAGCGATTAGATTATTCCTTTGGTCTAATGATGGATTAAAGGATATGTTTGCAGAGCTAATGCAAGGTTTTATTGGTGATTGGACAATAGCAAAAGATGTAACAAGTGAGTACACGAGGCAGGTTACGGCAGAAAAAAGAGTGCAGACTATAGATATAAAAGGTAGAAGTAAGTATGAATGGCTTCCAGTTAGGAAAGACAATCATATGTTAGATTGCGAATTAATGATACTTGTAGCCTCATTAGCTAATAAGTTAATTAGCCAAGCTGACATGGAAATGGAGACTGAAGGACTAGAGTAGCATGGTCATAAAAGGAATATATCTAGGTTTACCAGTACCTGAATTGGAGAGAATACGAACTCAACTATTTGAGGCTCTTAACTCTGCGAGGGAGGGTAGTCGATTTAGTGAAGTCGATATGGGGGGCAAAATGGGCAAGAAAGCCCTCATGTCTTACAATGAAATTGTGCATGAATTGCAGGAGGTTTTATATGCCTTAAAAAAAGCACAGCCTGACATTTATGGTAAGCCAATCAAGAGGCTTGTTCCTAACTTTAATAAATTCATCGGCACTAGAGTAACTGAACAATTCTTAGTGGTAACTGGTATAGATAAGCACACAGGAGGTCTTATAAAAGATGGATCATTTACATATAAGGCGGAGAAATCACTAATTACTTTTGAGTTTGGATATTATGAGCATTTTGAAGAGTCAGCGTATTTAGCAAAGAACGGCAATGGTCTATGGGGAATATATGGAATTGCAGGATTCCGATATGATTTCCAGAGAGAGTTTAGCAGTTCGCCATTAACTACGAGCGGGCGATGGGACATAATACAAGTAGCGTTATGAAGATAGTCGAAAATTTAAAACGGCTGGTGAAACCCAGCAGTAAGCCATCTGAGCCAAATCCAGTACCTAGTGCGTATCACCCCACCTATTGGGATGGAATACAAAGAACCAGGCATAGGAAAAACATCCCATATACATTTAAGTCGGCTAGGTCTAATAGCACTTGGTCGAGGAAGGAGATGGCAAGCATATCTCGCTATTTATATGATAATGATGGGATAGTGCATGGCGCCATAAATGATATGGCTAGATATAGTTTGCCGCTTATGCCTCAAGCTATTTCAGATGACCCGTATTGGAATTTAGACGCAGAAGCTATATTCAAAGAGTGGTCACATAACGCAGATATAGGAGGAAGGTATGGCTTTGATGAAATGCAAAGATTGATGTCTATTGCGATAGATCGTGATGGGGATGTCGGTGCATTGTTTGTGCGTTATAATGGATTAAAGCTTCAAATGATTGAGTCGCATCGAGTTGGTGATTGGATCGAGCAGGATGCTGGCTTCATGGATGGTGTGAGGACGAATAGGTTTGGCAGACCAATAGAGTATTTAATTGCAGATGAAACATTAAAGTCAGAGTTCTTTCCAAAATCTACTAAGGCAAGGAGAGTTCCTGCTAATGCGATGTCTTGGTTGCTTGACCCAGAGAGAGCTGAACAGCAGAGAGGTTTGCCAGCAATAAAACACGCAATCAATCATTTGCGTGATATAAAGGAAATATTGGAATTTGAGAAAACAGGCGTAAAGAACCTAAGTACTATAGCTGCTGTTTTGGAGTCGGAGACTGGAGAGGCTGATCCAGATGCGTGGAATACGGCAGAGATAATGGAAGATGCAACTAGGCTGACTGTAAATGATATACAGAGTGGTAGCATTCCTGTTTTGAAGAAAGGTGAAAAATTAAGTCCGTTCTCGTACAATCGCCCCTCCCCTACCTTTCAAGGTTTTCTTGAGTTTATCATAAGGGAGTTCTCGGTAGGTATGGGATTGCCGTATGAATTTCTTTGGCATCCTGCTGGAATAACGGGACCTGCTCAAAGGTTTATAATGGGCAAGGCTCAGAGGAGGTTCAACGAAAGGCAGAGGCTTTTTGGACCTTTCTTGAGAAAAGTTTGGGCAGTAGTAATTAGTGATGCTATCGCCAGTGGCAAGTTAAAAACCGTACCAGATTGGTATAAGTGCCGTATACAAGCACCAGCTGAATTGACCATTGATGCAGGAAGAGAAGCATCGCAAGAAAGGGAAGATGTGCAGGTGGGGCTAATGACCATGAGGGAGCACTTCGGTAAGCGCGGAATGGATTGGCAATCCGAGTGCCAGCAGAAAGCCAAAGAAATGAAGTACATTTTGGAGAAAGCAAAAACGATAGCTGAAGAAACTGATGTCAGTTTTGAAACAATCGTTAATTTAATGATAAAAGGAGAATTTGTAGGTACAGCACCACAACCAATAGAAGATGAAGACAATACACCAAATCAAGACACAGCTGATTAATAATCCTTGGTTAATAACCCAAGAAGCTTATATAACAATAGCGGATGCTTTAAATGAGTTATCATTTGAGATTCAAGAAATTGAGTCAGAAGCGAATGAGCCGAAAGTTAGTAACGACATTGCGGTTGTGGGGCTTCATGGAACTGTTATGAGGGATGTGCCTCCAGTAATCGCTAAATTATTCGGAATCGCAGATATTGCCCTTTTTAAGGAGCAAATAATGCGATTGGCAGATGATGAAAGTGTGAAAGGCATTATGTTAGACATAGATTCACCAGGGGGGTCTGTCACGGGAGTCGAGGAAGCTGGCAACGCTGTTGCATATGCCAATTCTAAGAAGCCTGTCTATGCCTCGGTGGAGGGCATGATGGCATCTGCTGCATATTGGGTTGGCTCGCAAGCAAGAATGATTGTGGCAACTAATAGCTCTAAGGTTGGATCGATAGGGGTTTATCTGCCCGTGGTTGATAGTACGGAATCGTATAAGGCACAAGGCATTCATGTAGAACTTATAAAAAATAAAGAAGCTACATATAAAGGTGCAGGTTTTGAGGGCACTTCGTTAACAGAAGAGCAGAAGGAATATATGACTGAAATGGTGCAGGATATATTTGATAGTTTTAAGGGTGCAGTTAAGTCTGCGAGAAACCAAGTAGACAATGATTCTATGCGTGGTCAATCTTTTTTAGGGAAGAAAGCAAAGGAGCGCGGATTGGTCGATACTAACGGCTCTTATGAAGATGCAATGCAACTCCTTAAATACGAAATTAATTTAAAAAAATAAATAAGTAGGGAGACAATAAAGCTATTGCAATGAATGATGTAAAAAACCTTGTTAAAGAACATGCCGAATTAAAGGAGAAGGCAGATGAGTCAGCAATTGAGATTACTGCACTCAATGAACTCCTCGATGAAGCTAATGGGCAAATCAAGCAATCTAGTGAAAAAATAGATGAGCTTGAAAAACAATTACAAGAATCAAATGATGCATTTGAGAAAATTCAAGATGAGTATGATGTTCTTTATGCTAAGGTAGAAAAACTTACGCAAGAAGAAGCATCCGTTGAGGTCAAGGTAGTTGAAACCTGCCAAGAGCTCGGAGTACAACCCGTAAGTGCATCGGTGAGTGTTGAGGAGCGTGATTATGCAACAGAGTTTGCATCAATTTCAAACCCAGCAGAAAAAACAAAATTTTATAGAGAACACAAAGAACAAATCCTTGGAGGACTTAACTAATGGCTAATTTAGGAAGTATCGCAACAAAGTATGCGTCAGATGGCGCTAACCCCAACTTGCAAGTTGATGTAATTTTGCAAGAGGCTTTAGACACATTCACGAAAGACCTTGGTATCCTTGGTAGTATTCATCGCGATTTCGGTGGAGAAGCTATGAGGTTCAATCAGTCACTCCAAACCAGAATCTTCTCACCAAGAGCTATTGCTGATGTTCAGGATGCTTTTAATGCAGCGAACCCAGGTGCTATCCCTCCCACACCAGCCTCAATGAATTATAATGCTGGTAATGAAGATCAAGATGCTGATCCAGTAGCTATTAAATTGGACAAGCATAAATTCATCAAGTTCCACCTTACCGATCTTGAGCGCGAGCAAACAATGGTACAATATGTATCTGAGGCTGCTAAATATGCTGCGCATGCGTTGGCACAAAAAGTAACTGAGGATTTATTAGAAGTAGGGTTCGCAAGTGATACGATAGTAAATGCTGGTGCTCAGATCGCGCAAGCTGCCTTTGATATTGATAATCTTTATGATGTAGCTGAAGCTATGGATACTGCGAATATGCCAAAAGCTGGCAGATGGATGGTATTGGATAACACCGCCTACTATCTTCTTCTCAAATCTTTGACGACCATTAGCAATGCGAGTTATGATGTTAAACCAGGCATTAATCGTGCATTCTTGGATCAAAGATTAGCTGGATTTGATATTTATACCTACAATGGCATGAATGGTCTTACTGGGGGTCAGAGGGTGCTTGCAGGGTACCAAGGCTCTCTTGCGATGGTGAATCGCTTGCCTGAGTTTGCTGATGCCTCCATGCAAATCGGAGATGTAGGAAATGCAACTGAGCCAAATAGCGGTCTATCCCTTCAGCTTCGAAGGAAGTATGATGTCTTTGCAGCGAAAGAAGAGTATGCTCTTACCTTAATGTATGGTCTTAAAGCTCCTAATGATGGTGCCACAAATCGTCTCTTTAGCTTAGACATTGCATAATGGACTTAAGCACTAAATTGATTCATCTTGTTGTTGGTGTTAAGCTGAAAGGCGCACCAGAAGTCTTCTGTGGGAATGCAGAAAAGGCTACAGAAAATTGGAAGCAGAAGACTACGGCTACCAAAGTAGTAAAAGGCAAGGATGGTGAAGAAGACACCAAGACAAATGAACCATTATTTAGTTCCGTAATATGGTATGGGGGCGGAAAGCTCATTAACTCTAGAAAATTATCTTAAACTTAAATTAAAAGAAAATGGCGACAATAAATTCAATAGATGTATTTCCTAGCATTAAGGAAATTGGTACTGATAGTAACGGTGATTTGCAGGAAATTTTGTCTGCTGATGGATCAACAGCTTCATTGGTGTATGATCTTGGATCAGGGAATGGGGCAGAAATAACTGCTGTCGCTGAGGGCGCTGTTGGTAATAAATTATATTTTCAGATTACCGAAAACTCTCAAGCTGGAGTCGATCAAATTGATGTCAGAAACCATGCGAGTGTAGAAGGCGGCAAAGTTCTCGACATTCAGTTTGATAAAACTTTAGCCATGGCAGTGCCAGGAGTTTCTGATAGCTTAGTTTATAATAATAACTTTACTATCTCTAGAGTAGCAACTGGTGCTGGAAGTGTTCAGTTTCATGTTATCGATGAAGTTGACAACGGTTATGCTACTGTTGCTTCTGCCGTAACCACTGATGTTACTTTCACAAAGAATGTAGCTGGTGCTTCTAGTCATACTATTCAATTGACTGAGGGTAACGGTGCACCTGATGCAGTAAGTATAGTCGGAAATGATATTACGATTGCTTTGCAAAATCTTGCAGCTTCATCTACTTCCAATGATATTATTACCCTCTTCAACAATTCAGCATTAGGTGCTGATTTCACAGCTACTCTTAATGCAGGAAAAACTGGAGGCGAAGCTCAAGCAGTAATCGCCCAAACCAGCTTTACTGGTGGTGCAGATGATCAGGACGAGGTTAAGATTCATGCTGTTGATGATGACATTTCCGTATGTTTGGTAGATAATATTTCCAATTATACTAATGCTCAGATTTTTGCTCTTATTACTGATGGCACAAAAGCTTGGGCAACTAACTTTTCTGGTGCAACTGCCAAGTTCGGCTTAACCGTTACTAATGCAGCTACCAATGCTTCTCTAGCAATTAATGGTTCTTTCTCTTTGACTGGTGGAGCAGATGCTTCTGGGCAAACTGGAACTTTATTGAAGATTAAAGAATTGATTGATGGAAGCACTGAAGCAAGTGAGCTTGTTACTATTACTCTTACTGGTGATAATACAACTCTTCCAACTGCATTAGGTGAGACAGCTTTTTCTGGTGGGCTTGATGCCACCGTATCTGATTTAGATCCAAACTCACAATACATCATGATTAAGCGTGATGATATTTATGAGCTTGAGGCAGGAGAGTCTAGTGATGCCAGAAAAATCGTTTGGGGAGTCTTGGATAAGTACACAAGCCATGTTACTGGGTTATCTGTCGAGCAACAACCTGAAAACTTTGTAGTCACCCGAGGTACCCCCGCATTGATTATTGACAATGCTGGAACGAGAGTAAGGCAAGCTTATTCAGTTCAAGCATTCTATGCGACTGGTGATTGGGATTTAGAAAACGAAACTAGCGTTTAACTTCAGTAAGTGGAAATGAAAGGTGAGCAATCTTACCTCGTTTGTTACGGAAGCGTTTAAAGACCATCTAAATTTTCTTTCTGTTAAAGTTGCCATAGAAGGGGTGGAATATATTGCCCTTCCTGCTGAGGCGGAAATAGCTCCTGACCTTGACCTTGGGGGTGTGTCCGATCAAGCCGAAGGAGCCGTCATTCTGGAAAAGAAGAACTTCACTACTATGCCGAGGGTTGGTACTAGGATGTTAGTAGATGATGAGTTATTCAGGATTCATGCAATCCAAAAGAGCGTAGGTAATCCTTTGGTTGCAATCGAATATATAGGAGCTACAGAAAGATGAAGTTTGGGCAAAGGGAAATATTTTTTGATCTTGGCGAGCAAAGTGATGGGCTTGTTTCAAGTAAAAACCTAGGGGGAACCTCAGAAACTTTCTTTGAGGGGGATACTTATAGCCTTCGCGTTCATTTAAGAAAAAGAACAGATTCGGGTAGTGAGCCCCATCAGATCGGTGAGAATGAGACTATTGCTCTCGCCTTATCATTGGAGGATGATTTACGCCAGCAGGAGCAGACCGTCCTCGCTTACACAAATACCTTTGATAAGGATTTTGATGAAGATGGGGATATGGTGTATGACACTCAATGGGAGTTAAACACCGAGGAAATTATTACCGCACTAGGAACTCGTAGTTCAATAAATTGCATTTTAGAGCTGGTAATCCTAGATGGGGCACTAGGAAGGCAGTACACAGTCCAAGGAAATGCTAGGGTAAGAAGATCAATTGTAGATACTCAGAATATAAATCAGCTTGGATTGCCTTCGGTCAACATTGGTTCTTTCAGTACGGTAAAAGAATTATGCGAAAATATTGTAGATGGAAGAATAATAGATTTAAAAGATGGGGCTCCAGTAGAGTTTGACACGCTATATGAGTTGGCTGAAGCCGCTATGAGTATGCAGAGCTTAAGGGCGGAAGTAGGTACATATGCAGATTATTTAGAAGGTAAAGCTCTTGCAGACTCTGGTCTAACTGTTTCAGCGTTAGGTGCTATAGCAGCAGGAGGAGCAACCGTAACAGTTACTCCGTAATGATAACTGATGTCACTGAGAAATTAATTCAGAGAACCATAGATGAAGGGGGTAAAGTCTATGCATATACTGATACAGAAAAGATTGAGGTAATTTCTGCAAACGGAAGTGATATAGTTTTAAAACTAGATTCTCATGTATTGTCGGTTGGTGACACAATAAGATTTTTATATGAGCCATTATTTAAATCACCATATGAGAGTATGCTGGATACTGATGGTGATGGCATCCTTGATCAATTTGATTTAGATGCAGATGGTGATGGGGTATGGGATGATCGAGCCCCAGATTTACCCTCACACATTGTGCTATCGGTTACTCATGATGCATTAGCACCAGATGATGTAACTTTAGATATATCGCCATTGGAAGTAGATGAGGCAAGGTCAAGGCTTTGGGGTGTACCTATAATAGTTGATCGATATTACCCAATTTACATCACAGAAGAGGAAGCATTATTGGGCTCTCCTCTTGCTCCGCCGACTGCACATAGCCATTTCCTTGATGGAAAAACTTACTGGATGCCTGATGGTGTAGACCTGTGGCATGGTAATTACCATACATGCATGCCAGAACCGCCAGATGAAATTTCAGTCGAGTCAGTTGAGACATATGATTTTGAGTATGTAGACAGAATATATGGGGATTATGGATTCAATTCAATAGTACCACGCGATTATGCCCGAAGGTTATTGGCGGTCGATACTGATGAAAATGGTACATTTGATACTGATCAATTCTATGAGTTGCAGGATATATTTAATGTCGGCGAGGAGTATAGGCACAATCATTATTTGACGCGACCCCAGCAGGCATGGATGTATGAAGTCATATCAGTGCAGTTAAGTGAAGATGTATTACCAGAGGGTCATTCATTTAAGTTAAGTAATTTTGTTTATGAGGTAAGACTGACAACGAAATTTGAACTTAATTCTGAAGATAATATCAATCATACACTTAGCGTATTTAAGTACCTTTCACAGCTTGCAAATGGATCAGCAGCGACAATGGATTCAAGCGGAGGAGGCATCGTTAAGTATGTAAATGATGATGATGAATGGACGGGAGTTTCCGCCCTTGAGTTAAATGAAGGGGGTTATGTAATATTAGATGAACGCCTATTTGAGAATGGTGATCAATTCTATATACATACTGAATTACCTCCTCAAGAGCCATCTAATGTAACCTTAGAAACATTGAGCGAGGGAGATGCGCCATCTGATGTAAGGGCTATTGGTAGTGATATTAATGCTCCTTCAATGGTTAATGGCACTTTAGTCATCCAGCCAAATAATGTAAGTGATGTTCGGGCAAATGAAGTTGTAGCACCTGATGATCCGCCAACCTTAGTCGTAGCAGGTATTTTGGCAGATGAGCCCTCAGAGGTAAATGTTGTATCAAGTGTAAGGTTTCCAAGTCATGTTAGCGCAATAACAGAGCCATCAAGCGACCCTAGTGATGTAATAGCACAAGAAATATTTGATCCAGCAACTCTGAATTTAGTTCATTGGTATGATGCGAGTGATACTAATTCTCAAATACCATAAGATATGCCAGTTCCATCAGCTATAGACGAATTACAAGTTTTGTGTCAGCCCCATTATAATGAGCCTGACGATATTACAATGAAACTAATATCATCAGTTAGTGGATTAATTGACAAGTCAGACAGGGGGAGTGAAAGCACCAATTTGATGTTTTCGCACGATATATATCCAAGAACAAGAGGAGGGTTGCAGACAATTGCATTTGATGATGAACAGCACGGATTTACTCAAAATAGTAATATACGAAATGAGAATCAAACTTGGGTATTCACTAGCAAGGTAGATATATTAGCCGATAATAGCCATGGGATATTGTCCTATGGAAATGACTATGACGCGGGTACATTCATGTATCGAAAAGGTGACGCAAGTGCGACAGGAGAGATTGTCTTTAATGGAATCGTACCTCGAACCACAGGGTTTCTCGGAATAAGGAAAGGTGACAGGTTCCCGTTGTGGGGGAGAGGCGGCGAGGGTTTTGGAGGTGCAGTTATGTATCGCTATAACGGATCACTAAAATGGATATGGAAATACTACGACCTTACCGATGAATATGGAAACGCGATAGAAGATTCTTATTTCAAGTTAGTTACTCAGAATGGGAACTTACGCGTAAATGATAGTGGTGACTATCAGGGTAATTGGACACTGCCATATAGGCAATATCATAGCGGAGGCTGGGAAGCATATGTGAGGGAGCAGTTACTGGGTGGGCAGTTAAGCGGTAATATGGCACAGCATCCTTATGTAGAGATTACTAAAAGCGGTAATGTAGCTCGTGGGGGAACCCAAGTGGCGGCAAGCACTTTATCTATTAGTGGGGATGATGATTTTAATATTTATACTTTAGAGTTTGATAGAGAACTTTATCTATTAAACGTTTATGTCAATGGCGTGCAGACTCTCACGCAAGCGTTTAACAAGGATAATTTAGCAGAGAGAAAAAGAATATCCGTTTTTACTGATTTAAGTAGGAGTTTGTCTGCAAAAGGACAATTTGGTGAGCTGCTCGTATTGCCGTATATTGATCAAGACGCTAGAAGATCAATTGAGGCGTATTTGTCAAATAAGTGGAGTGTGCCAATAAGCAATGCCTTAACAGTTGCTCCTAATTTTACTGGACCCCCTGCACCAAGAGGGAGGTATGATTTAACAAATTTTTACCCAGAAGTCATAGAGGACAAGCCAACTAATGATTCAGTTTTTGTCAGAAATGAGGGAATAGTTGAAGATACACCAAGTGGAGGCATTTGGTTATCACCAGGCGGTGTAGGTGATTTGCCTAAGTTACCTGGCAGGGATGGATGGACTCATGACGATGGAGGGGTCTTGTGGGAGCATTCAGCTAGTGGAACAATGTTGTTTTGGAGGCGTGCGTCTAGGTTGGATATGGTAATCCGTGAGATGGGCATGGTGTACTATGATGCATCGCATGGAGTGTATACAAGTGATCGGCTGTCATTTAGGTATAACCAAGTAAACCTAGGTCATTATAATCCACAAGATGATAATGCAAAGAGAGCACTAACCCTATCAAAATTACCTATAGGTGAACCAGAGTACCAGAGGTATTTACCAATATCGTGGGCTTCCGACCCTTATGACACCTCCACGATAACACATAAAATAAGTGGCTTTAATGATGATAGGGATGGATACTATGCTAGGGTAGATGATGAGCAAGGGGTGTACCTTTGGTTTGAGCATAATGCCTTAGCCTATAAGCAATCGGTTTACCCAACTTACCAACTTTATGATGGTGAATTTTTGGATACATTCAAATATTATGGGCTTCAAGCTACATCAAACCTTTGGACATTTGATTTTGTAGAGGAGGGTTTTGCTTTCTTTAGATATAAGAAAATAGCAAACCTTGATTGCGGGGTACCAAATCAAGATGTGTATATTTATTGCGTTGTGGAAGGTCTTGATAATCAAGACCCCTCTGCCCTTGCAAGAAAGCTTGTTTTCTCCGATAGGCTCGGGAAAAGAACTGGGACAGATGTCGTCATAGCTGTCGATGAAATGGATTTAATAATGGATGGGGCAGCTATTAATTTAGGATCGGGGTCTACTGTCGAGGCGGCAAACGCTATCTCGTGTTCCTCGCGAGCTCCAGTTATGCCTATGGTTAGGATAGAGGATGATCAAGAAACTGTTAATTATAATACATCTATAGTTGATGGTGATTTACTTTTGACTGAAGTAAATAATGATCATTTAAGAAAAACATATAATGGTAACATGTGCATTATATCCCAGAAATACCAACCAGGAGATGATCCGAAAAGCTTGGATGTTGACGGAATTAGAGGATTTTTTAATAGATTAAATGATTATGTATCTTACCACCGCAGAGAGCTAGGCGATTACCAATTTGAGGGAAGGGTGAGAAGGTTGGTTTCAGAGCCTAGACCAGTCTTGGAAACAAAGGCTGGAATACAAGTAAGCGACCCATTGGATGTAGATGCGTTCATAATATCGAATGATGTATCATTAGTGACGGCAGGATTGGATTATGAGTATAGCGTAATTCAATCTATAGATATGAATAATCTCACTAATTATAATGGCTCAGTCACGATAAGTGATAGTGGATTGCGTATGGTCACAAATTACGGGCATTGTTATAAAAGATCAGGTGTATTTGATGCTTGGGAATTTGTAGAAAAATTAACATTAGGTGCTACATCTAATTCAGCATATGCTGGAGAGCTTGGATATTTTAGTAGAAGTGGCGCAAAAATAAGCGGTGATGGAACGCATATATTACTGGGCAATAAAGGTACATCGGGACCGAACAGCGTAGATGTAAGGTTTTGGGACGAAAATGATAATATATCATCTATAGAGTTTATTACCTCACCGCATCCTACTAATGATTTCTTCTCTAGCTATTTTGGGTATGGCGCTGCTATATCAAAGGATGGAAAATATGTTTGTACGGGAACTCGTTATACAAATGGCGCTGAAGGAGCCAGAGAGCAGGAGGGAATGTTTCATATATGGGAGAAAAACAATTCTGGAAGGTATGTCTTAGCACAAACAGAGCCAGTTAAGTTACGCGGTCAAGATTTCAATGTCTATGGTTTAGGCTCTACAGATTTTTTCGATAGTTGTGCTTTTAGTGAAAATTCTGGCTTAATGCTAAGCAACGATTCAATTAGAGCCGAGCCGAGAGTTGCGCCAATATTAGCCTTACGAGATGGCGTATGGAAGGTAGTTACGCAAGTAGTTGGATCGAAGTGGGGGTATGGTCGGGGTGTGCAATTAGAGGGAAATACTACGGGATCATTTCGGGATAGCAATTCTACTATCGCAAAATTTGATCATAATTTAAGTGGGGGCGATTATATAGTCGTAACCAGCCAAGTGGGACCAAGCCCTAATTTTCCGTTAGGGCGTTGGAGGCAATCAAAGGATGGTAGAATTGCTGTGCAAAGTGGATACAATTTATATAAGTCGGATGGTGTTACAAATAATCCGCGTCCGATTGAAATAAGAGTTCACAATTTTATTGGAGCAAAAGGGTCAAGGCAGACTCCGTTGCAGGAAATAAAAACAATTAAGAATAATTGGTTTTATGATTCAAGTAGGGGAGGCAGAGTGACAAGAACTGGTAATTATGATTTCGCTGGACCGATGACCCTAGGTGCGGTTTTTCGTTTTGGCAATTATAGTGAGTTATATGTATTCGCTGAGAATAAATTACATATTATGCAAGAAAATGTGACAAGTTTGAGGTCAACGTATAGTTGAGGGAGACAATAGGGCTTACTTGAAATCTAAATTTTTTATATTATGGCTAAAGTACAAATATCGTGGAGAGATAATTCGGATAATGAGGATAGTTTCAAGGTGTATAAGAGCACCAGCAATCCTGTGACAACTAGTGATGCTTTAATAGCAGAGGTAACATTATCTGGAGGAACTTGGTCTGTTTCTGGATCAGCAGCCAATGTAGCACTTACAAGCACTAACACTACTAATTCAGCTACAACAGGCGAGTATTTCGTTATAAGCTATGATGAGTCTGCTGCTGGTGTATATTATTATGGTGTCGCTGCCTCAAATGCAGTTGGAGATTCGCTAATCGTAACCTCAACTGGATCGGTTACAGTCGTTGCGTGAGCCACCTCAAGTCCATCGGCATTGATGTCGGTGTCATAGCTAAAGGCTTAAATCATAAAGTCTCTCTTTTTAGTGGGAGGCTTGATTCTCTTGATGCTAAGGATGTAAGTTACACTCCTGTATCTATAGCTAATTATTCTACCTGCGCTTGCACAGATATGACCGCAGCCAGTGCGTTGGATGCGCTGGCACAATTAAGAGCAGAAGTTGGAGATAGAGTAGATGATATAGAAGCACAGCTTGCTGGCGGTGGAGGCGGTGGAGGCGGTGGAGGCGGTCTTACGGATTGGTCAGAAGATAGCAACGGACATATATTGCCAAATACCGATAACCTTCAAGATGTCGGTAGCGCCGTAAATAGAGTGCGTGACCTTTATCTTGGACCCGATTCATTAAAGATTGTAGATAACTCAGGCAATGTAGAGGCTTATGGAAAAGCATGGTTTGATGCTCAGCCTACTACCGCCCAAGTTACATCTCTTGGCACTCGCATAGGTGCTCTAGAGCAACCTCCAACTATATACCAAAGGAATAGCCTTCCGTTAATTGTCACCAATGGGCAGGTCATATTCGTAGAGGATGGGTCGATAAACTCTGACCCAGTTCTAGCTTATGGGTACAATGGAAAGTGGTATAGAGGAACGGATAACTCTCAAATATCTGATCAAACAATTGATATTTATTTACTCGCTGGTCAGTCTAATGCACATGGTCATGCAGATGTAAGTGCGTTAGACTCAGCGCTTTATACACAAGATGGTATATTTTACTCTTCTTGGCATGATAATACTTCAAATGCTTCTTCCACTCAGTATTATTCAGATTGGGCAACTAGTTTGGTTGCGGGTAATACAAGGGGGGATAGTGGCACTTCCACATTGGGGGGATCAAGTAATTTTGGACCTGAGTTAGGTTTCGTTAACCAAGCGAATGCAATCAATCTAACAGGAGGCAGACCCATTGGTGTATTAAAGCACGCTATTGGTGCAAGCACATTGGTGGATGATCCTAGTGATCCTTCTGGTGGATTTTCAGATTGGGACTTAACTGCTACTGGAAGCCGTAGAGGAGACGCATTAAGAGCATGGAAGTTAGCTATATCTGATGGGTTGAGCAAATTAACAAACGCTGGATATACCTATCGCATTGCAGGAATGATATGGTGGCAGGGAGAAAGTGGAGCTACTGTAAGCGACCTTCAAGCTCTTATTTCTCATGTAAGGGATCATTTAGATAATAATTTTACATTGGATATACCCAAGAATGAGCTTCCTGTGGTTATCACAAAGATAGGTTATGGCACAGATTTAACGCCAGTAGCAAATGCTGATAACTATGTTGGAATAGTAGATTCTGCTGCCTATGGGCACGCAAATACTAATAATCATGTTGGAACGGCTACTAACCCTGATACTACTGGAACAGGGGTAAATGATATGTTTGAGATAGGTCAAGCATATGCAGACGAGATGGCTTTAGCCACTGTGGGCTCTTCTGGATTTAACCCCAGTCAAATCTCTACAAGATTCTGGCTCGATGCAGATGATCCTACTACAATCACTAGCACAAGTGGTGTGGTTACACAAATAGACGATAAATCAGGAAATGGTTACAATCTTAGTCCAGAAGGTTCATCTACAGTTCAGTCTATAGCAAGTGCTCAAAATGGTAAGAGTATATTGCGTTTTGACGGGGATGCAGATGCTACGAACTGGACCCCGATAGCATTTGATAGCACAGCAGTCCATAAGTTTTTTATGGTATTAAAGGTCACTAAGGCTGATCAAAATGATGCGCTTTTGACAATAACTGGAAATGGACTTCAAGTTATTCTATTCCAATTCGGTTCCGATTTTAAAGCTGAGTGGTATACTACTGGTGGTCATATGACGGGTAATACTACAGCCCTTACAAGTCAGTATGTTATGTTGTCTGCTGAGTTTAATCTAGCAAATTCTACACAATCAGCTTGGTTAAATGGTACAGCCTATAATACGGGTGTAACTAATAATAGTCTTAGTAGTTTTGGCACAATGAGCGTAAGAGTCGGTAAATATACTGCATATGGTGATGCAGATTGGGGGGAGTTAGTATTTACTGAAAATTTAACCCCAGCTAATTCGGATAAGATGGAGGGGTATCTAGCCCACAAATGGGGTTTGGCGGGAGACCTGCCCAATTCACATCCATATAAAAACAATGCACCCTAGCCATGGCTACTGAAGTTGGCGAGAATGTTCAGGTTAAGGCAAACCTTGCTTTTATGGCAAAAGTCATCGGTATCGTTGGCGCTGCGGTTTGGGGTTATAGTGTCATATGGAATAAGCTTACAACTTTAGATAATGGCTTAGACCGAGTCCAACATGAAGGCACATTATTGGGCGATCTTTCGGCACGAATGATGCATATAGAGAAGTTTGCTGAACAATCTAAAGCAGACTTAAATCATTTATTGGAAATGCAAGATGCTCCAATAACTTCAGATCATCAGCAATTTGAAAGATTAAAGTATCTTGAGAAAGAGCTAGATCGGTTGCGGGACAAGGTGGAAGAGATTAGGTGAAATGGGTGAAGTCTTGCTTATGTTACTTACGGGAGGTGGTTCGACAGCTATGGGTGCTATCCTTAAAGGTACATTTGGGTTCGTTTTCGAGAATCGTAGGCAAAAGCATGAGCTTGAGCTTGCGAGAGAAAGTCGAGCGAATGATAATTTTCTTAGACTCCAAAGTAGCATCCATTCTCAAGGTAATTCAGAGTTTGTTTCTGTTAGCCGTCGCATCATCGCTTTTATGGGCGTTGGCACTCTTTGTCTTTGCGTCCTGCTCTGCACCATCTTCCCTCAAGCGGAATTTCTCTCCATTACGAACGCAAGTGGAGAAGGAAGAACGGAGTGGTTCTTCGGGCTCCTCTCCTACCCTTCCTCCCAAGAGCCAATCCATCTTTCTTCTGGACACCTCGCCTATATGGGACAGACAGCACTCTGCGGAATTTTAGGCTTTTATTTTGGACCAAGCCCTAAAAGGTGAGCATATTATTTTATTTTTTAATAGCATGTATAATTATCGAAATTTATCTCTATTTCAATGACAGATAATACTACAGTTTTTGGAGTCATAGGCACAATCTCGACCTTTACTCTTGGTCAATGGAATCATGCAATCGGTATATGTGCGGGGTTATTCACCATAGCCTGGGTTTGTTATAAATTTATAAAGGAGTATAATGAGAAATGATACCCTCCTTACTATTTCTTCGTATAAAATCAAAAGTTGAAACTGCTGGGCTGGGAATACCAGTAGTCGAGGGGTTGCGTAGTGATGACCTGCCAGCTCCATGTGTCGCCATCCACACTCAAAGTGCAGAAAATTTTAATAAAGGGTTCACTGATGTTTATAGAGGCTTGGTCTCTATAAGGTATGATGAACATTATGCTGATACGAGTAGTGTAGTGGTGGCACAAAATTTTCAGCAAATTATGGATCAGTTTACTACCGATAATCTAACCAAAGAATTGGGCAGTTCCAGCTATAATGTCTTTCGTGCGTGCATAGAGGAAATTAATTCAGAAATCATAAACGACTTCTTTTCCAATGAAATATTACTAGAAATTATATTTGAGAGGGAGACAAGCTGACTATTGTGAACACTTAACTTTTATTTATTATGGGATTTGCAGCAGATACACCTACAAAGAAATTCGGTAAAGCAGCCGAAGTTAAATTCGGATGCCCCGAAATGGAATCATTTAAGGTAATTGAGTCCGTCTCAGCTACATCATCGTTTCAAACCAACCAAATGCTCAAAAATGAGGTTGGAATTAGTGTAGGGCAGGTAGTTGGCGACCCAAAACTTGAGGCTACCATCACTGGATGCAGTGACAATGCTCCTTTTGATTTAGGTGCCCAAGAGTCTATTGCTCTTTATGTCGGTGACATTGTAGGACAAGGCGGTAATGCTGGCGCATCTGGTGGTAACGCTAAAGATCGTGAACTCCTCATTGTTTCAGTTAAACAAGACAACTCAAATGAAGATTTCATGAAGTTTGAGGTAACTGGTGAGTTCTATCACAATGTAAGTCTCGGTGAATCTAAAGACCTTAAGCGAGGAGACGACGACCACTAAGAATTTAAAAAAGTAGAAATTAGTAGAAATTGAGAACAGATCAGTCCCAACATCGGGTATTTAGTACCCGTAATACGCAGTTGGCTGCTGCACTTGCAGCCTTTGGAGTGCCCTTTAGTGGGGAAGCCTTTCAAAAGATAAGGCATATCGATGGAAGGGAGGTCGTGCATTGGACATTTGAGATGCAAAGTGATGACTTCCCTTACTCCACAAGTGAGCTAGCTGATTGGTGGCATGATGATAATTGGTTCGATAAAAACTATCCAAGCCACCCTTGGGCTTTAGTTATGTCAGCCTTACATGCTCATACGCATTTAGTGGCAAAGATAAAAGAAGAGCCATATAAGGTAGCGGTTAAGAAAAAGAGCAATACATGGTTGGTTTATGAGGGGTCAGCATTGCATAAAAAATTATCATCAAAAATATGAGTAGCGATATAGTTAATATGTTAGCACCAGAGGCGGAGGACTTCGGTGGCATTAAGTTAAAAAAACCTACAGCAGGATCGTTAAGTTTATGCGATTTTGCTAAGTTAAAAATCACTTCGGGGGGAATGTCGGAAGTTCCATTCTTTGAGGCGGTTGCATTCTTTTACATCCATTCTCATTCTGTTAATGAGGTGCGTGCAAGTCTCTTCGATAAAAGTCAGGGTGTCGATGAGAATGGATGCTCTTTAAAATTCATAGGCGATGTGTTAGCATGGGCTGATGAGGTAGACCTAGGCAATATTGCTCAGATGGGGGATAAGATTGGTGTAATGTTAAGTGAGGCAATGTCGCCAAAGGTAGAACCGACTGGAGAGGATCAGAAGGAAAGTGATGAGGGTATTGCTGAATTAGTAACAAGTGACCCAAAAAAAAAGCAACCCACCCCCCAACCCTCTTAATGATATGCTTCGCCCTAGCAAAGGGTGATGCACTAAGGGCTAGGGATATATTCTGGAATATGCCCATGGCTGAGCTATGGATGCATCTGTGGTGTTATTACAAATACAATGATGTCAAGCTTCGCTGGACTGACGATGCGGTAGAGGACATTGGGGCTATATTAAAGGATGAGTAGCTTTATAAAAGTTAAGTTTGAGAGACATTTATTTGACCGAGCATTTAAGAAATATGTAGAGGCAAATAAGAGAGCTACGGCTGGATTAGTTGAGCATACGATGAGGAAGGTCATCACTGGTTTCTCTCCTCGTTCTGCATCCGCAAAAAAAGTCGTTGGTATGCGTCAGACTCTGTATGAAAAAAGAGCAACTAAGACCAAGATTAAGCAAGAGTTTAAGCAAAGAGAGTCCGCTGGTAAAGGCACTTTAAGACCCCCAAGGCATGCGGTATCACCGAGAGCTAAAGGTTTAAAGAAAAGTAAAAAGCAAGCAATCGCATGGAGGAGTAATCGAGGCACTGCGTGGTTGCAAGCAACCATGCTATATAAGCAATGGAGACCCAATGAGAAGCCGAAATCAAGATCATTTACGCCATCATTAGATAAGAAGCACTCGGGAGCAAAGCCAAATACTAAAGTAAAAATTAAAACAACAGGAAACAAACCCTTCGCTTTATGGCAATCAAGAGTTCCAGGAGTGGTAAGTGGTAAGCACCGAAGGCTTGCGGAAGCAAGAGCATTAAAAAGTGCAAGACAAGATATGATGGTTTATGTCATAAGAAAGCATAGAAAATTAAGGATGTAATATGCCAGCAACAGCACAAGTAAGAATCGCTGCTGATACCAAGCAGTTTAAGAGAGCAATGGATGATGTGAATGATCGCATCTCGACGCTAGGTAAACTCAGTAGAGGTATCGGAGCATCATTAAGGGGAGCATTGAGCTTTGCTGGAAACACGGCTGGCTTAACTATATTAGGTGGTGTGCCTGCTGTATTAGGTGCATCAGCAAAAGCTTTCTCTAAGTTTGAGAAGAACATGATGGAGGTCTATACCTTGCTTCCAAATGCCAATAGAGCATTCTTTGAGGAGATGAAGCGTGATGCGTTATCCTTCTCGGAGGAGTTTGGTATTATGCCAGAAGAAGTTTCAAAAGGTATGTATCAGGCTATCTCTGCGGGTGTAGCACCAGAAGGTTTAGATGAGGGATTTTTAAAGGTAGCACAAGAGGCTGCGATAGCTGGAGTTACTGACCTTAAAACATCGGTCGACGCTTTAACAAATGTGGTGAACTCTTATGGTCAAGGAGTTTATGATATGCAATATGTTTCTGACTTAATGTTTAAGTCGGTCGCAATGTCTAAGACTACTTTCAGAGAATTAGCTGATTATATGTATCAGATATTACCAACAGCTGGGTCTCTAGGACTTAGATTGGATGACTTATTTGGTTCTATATCTGCGTTAGCAGCGACTGGTACTTTGACTCGAGTCGGTACAACTCAGTTAAGGCAGTTTTTAATTGAAATATCAAGGACTGGGGATAAGGCTAATATGGCTTTCTTGCAGGCATCCCGTGGAAAACCCTTTGAGGAGTATATAAAGGAAGGTGGACGGCTTGTAGATGTGGTGAAGATGCTTGGGGATTATGCGAAGTCTCGCCAAATTTCTATGCGTAATTTATTTGGATCAGTTGAGGCTGGCAACGCCGCTTTAACTTTGGCTAAGTCTACAAATTTTGTCGGTATGGTTGAAGCACTTGAAGACCCTAGTGGTTCGCAAGCTCAAGCTACTGCTAAAATGATGGACACTCTCGGCTTTAGATTTGCCAGAATAACTCGTACCTCGATGAATAATTTTATCAAGCTCGGAGAGGTTCTAAAACCAGTATTCAAAGACATACTTGATTTCATGGAGCAAGGTATGCAGAGAATGCGCAATTTTGATTGGCAGGGTCTTGGGCAAAGATTCCAGCAAGAGTGGGCGTTTATAAAGAAGCTTATTAGAGATGATAAGTTTTTTGATTATTTGATCGCTATCATGAAGTCTGCTTTTGCGAAAGCTGCTAAGTTTATATTGCAAACATTTCAGAGAGTGTTTGATACCTTGGCTAATATGATATCAATTGACTCATCCTCCGTAAGTGGGTTGGGTAATGCCCTTGGTGATATTGCTGTTGCTTTTGTGGATCGCATATTATTGGGCTTTGCAAAAATATCACCTATGTTGTTAAGTGCGTTATCTCCATTTATAGCATTCTTTTCTGCGTCTATTGAGAGAATCAAGGCAAATTTAACTCCTGATGATAAAGAGGATATGGCGGCAGTAAGAGAGGCTAAAACTGAAGCGTTTAAGAGGAACCATGGCAATTTACAGGAGATGCTATCTGGAGACCCCGCGGCACTGGCAAAGGCTGTGAGTCATGTAGATGATTTATATGAAAAGCATGGTGATAAAGTACTCAGTTCCTTTAGGAGCTTTGAGGGCATGGATACCAGTCTTGGACACTCCATAATGGGAAGTGCTAGGGAACTTGTAGCTGGCATGAAGGGTCAAAAAATTAACATGGTGAACCCAGAGGAGCAGATGGTAAAGGGTTCCTTGCGAGAGGTATTAAAAGACATTAATAATTTAAATAGTGGCTCTCTGAGGTTTATTTTAAGAAGGCATGGGTTTGAAGACCAACAAACATTATTTGATAGTAGAGGTATAAGCAAGGGGTTCAGTAGTCTATTCGCGCATTTAGATAAATTTGCAGCAGGTAGACAAGAAAAGGTCAATGAGCATAATGCGAAAGGCGAAAGAGGCTTAGAAGTCTTTGAGAAAGCTAAGGAGATATCGAATGCGAAAAAGCTTAAAAAATCATTGATGGACTTAGAGAATTATTACGAGAGAATCGTGCAGATATCGGATGAGCATTTAGGAAAAACGCCAAAAATTGATAAAGGCGAGATATTATTTAATGAGGTTTATGCAAGGGATAAAAGACGCATAGAGAGTTTTGCTGGAGATATTCAAAATGCACTTGATGATAATTATGACGAGGATGTAAAGAATGCTAATGCAAAGATTACCGAGGCGTTCAATTCACTTGTAGATGGAGCTAAGGGATTGCGAATAGAGCTCAAAGAGCTTGAGATGGCACCAGTTAGAGATTCTTTAGCAATACAAAAGCTGAAAGAAAAGATAACGGCGTTTGATAAAGAGATAGAGGCGTATGAATTTGATAAGCCACCTTTATCTGATTTTGCACCAGGGGTGCCAAAGAATGAGGGTAATATTTATGAGAGAAAAGACCCGTTGCTTGGAGATTATGAAGTTAGAGGGTTCATGCCGTCCGTAACTGGGGATTCCAAAACAAAGATAGGTGCTGGTGGAGGAGTGTATGGATTTGACCCAGAAGATCAGCTTATTGATAGCAATCTTGCTCTTAAAAATTCATTAGATGCTCTAAATACAACTGTCTCTAATTTCTCAGAAATACCAGACCAAATCGCTTTAGGTGAAACTCAGGCTGCAACCGCCTCATATTCAGCTCCGTTTGTGCCGACGATTACTGGTGCAGAAAATGTAAAAGAGTTCATCGCGATGCTTGATGAACTAAAGCTAGAAGATATCAAGAAGAGCTTTCAAAAGAAAGGCGACCCAGAGGAGCAGTCCAATCAAATGAAAGGTTTTATAGCACAATGGAACAAGCTAGTCCCCTCTGCACCTATTGCACAAAGTGTGGCAACGGAGTATAACGAAATTAATTTTAAAAGGTCTATGGAAGATTTTAAGGCTCAAGGAGAAAGTATAGCCACTTCATTGTTAGATACTATTAGAATAATGAAAACCGCGAAGCCAGTATATGATGAGAAGGGGCAGTTGGTTGAGAATGAAGCTGCTCTTATTGGGAAGATAAATGGTGAACTAAAAGGTGGATTTAATAATTATAATGAGTTTTTAGATTTTATAACCCGATTGAGCAGAACTAGTTCGGGCGAGGGTAGAATTGACGAAAATTTCAGAGACAAGGTAGATCAGAAAGCTCCCACGCAATTAGAGCGCTATCAAGAATTAGCTATGATGGAGGGGCTGTTGGGTGCATATTCTGAAGGAAGTAGGGAGCTTGAGATGCCTCAACTTCGTGCAGCCCCAATGATTGCCAATGCAAATAGAAAGGTTGCTGGCATAGAGGATTTAAGTGGAGTATTCAGGCAGATACCTAGCAGAATCGATATAGGAGGGATGCCAGAATATGACAACGTGCATGAGTTGTTAAAAAGGATGGGTCTAAAGAATATGCCAGAATCGCCAACTATAATGGACACAAAGGCAACCTTAATGAAAAAGGTAGAGCCAATAAATCGAGTGTTTGGCACGCAAGAAATGCCCAAAAGTAGATTGGGTGAAGAGAAGACTGATGATCGACCATTCGTGGCACCTACTCGTCCAAGTATTACTGAAGAGCCTATTAGTGAAAGTTTCCAGAAAAAAGTAATAAAGCCTTTCTTCACATTAAAACCCAATAAGGAAGATAATGCCACTATGATTGGCGGTAAGAAAGCTGGGAGATGGGAGATGGTAAAGGAAGAAAGCAGTAAGAGCGAGGCTATGCCCGCAGATGTGCTTGCAGCATTTAACCAAGGGGCAGAAAGTAGTGATGGAGAGGCTATGCCCGCAGATGTGCTTGCGGCGTTTAATCAAGGCATAGCTGAGCCTTTCTATAAACTTAAGCCAGCACCAAAAGAAATGACACCATTGATCAAGGGACAGAAGGCAGGAAAGTGGGAGATGGTTTCATCATCAGTTAATAATCACTTGATAAATGGTGCAAGTGCGCAGGTTAAAGCATCGAATGAATTGTTACGATCAGCAGAAATTCTCAAGGCAAGTATAAAGCAGAAGTCTTTAGATGCCCAGCCAGCAATTGAGCCAATTAATTTTTAATTATGACAGACCCAGAAATACCAATTACAATTTATGGTTCTCCAGCCTCATTAAGTGCGGGAGAGTTAGATGGCAACCTCAAGCAAACCAACGAGAATTTCTCACAAGATATGGATGGAATTATCACGGCTACTGTGAGTTATATAGGACCTTATAGTGATGTAGTTAGGCACGGAAGGGCATCAGAAAACCATCCGACATATGATTCATTGGTCAGAACTAATTACGGAGTGCAGAGAATGTCTGCTGGATTAGGTACTGTTACTTGTACATACAAAGGTTGCATGAGTGGTGATTATTTCGTGAGGTATAGCGTCGAGTCTAGTGCTAAAGCTGAACCGATCCAGACGCATCCATTTTTTAAGGAAGGTAAAGACATTCCAGCAAATAGCCCAGATGCCCATAAGGAGGATGAGGCATTTGGATACAAGTTCGGAGGGCAGGTAAGTGGGGGAGGACCCAATGGATCAAATCAGGCGTTCTTTGAGAGTAGTGGTACTGCTGGGGGTATGCGCTTTAGGTATTTCCCAAAGGAAGCGATGTATGATCTACCAGGCGTAACACAATACCTAGATTTCTCAGTTGTTTTAAAAGTTATTATTGTTTCCCATGCACCTAATGATTTTAAGCAAAAGATCAGTAACGACCCTATGGATGGGGGATATATATATGCAGTAGGTGCAAAGGTAGACCCACCAGTGGATTATGTTGATACGGAGTTATTCTCAGAGGCAAAGGGAGGGGTTGATGCAGATTATAATTGGTTGGTAACTTCGGTAACCCATGAGGTTATAGGGTCTGCGTTTAGGCAGGAAGTAGATTTTACGCTAAGTGGATATTTAGGGTGGAATGGATTGCTATACCGATCCGATGAAAAAAGTGGTATTGCTGATACTCGTTTTGATTCTAGCTTTCTATGAATGATGCACATCTAAGAAACCTTGAGAGGAAAATAGAACTTGAAGCCAGGGCTAGAAAGAAAATACAAGTCCAAGGCGGAAATAATGTTCTAGTCAGCACTTTTGGTGACAAAGTTGTTGTTGATACAAACCTAGAAGAAGCTTCTTCGGCAACCTGCACGCATTGGGATGTTGTGTTCAAGGATCAGACATCGGGTGAAAATCCGAAAGCCACCCTGACAGTGCCAAATGGAATGGTTAATGGGTTATTCCCAGAAAACAAGGAAGACATCGGATCAGTAACAAAAGAGGATGAAGAGAATTGGTTGTACCTAGAGGTCAAAATGAGGGAAAATAATGTAGATTATGCTACATATAGAGTAAGTAATAGTAAGCCTGATACCCTATTCAATCTAGAGAAGGAATTGCCTACCGATGTTCAAATACTTTTGGCGTTTATTGGACCAAATTTTTATGTTCAAAAGTTTACTGGATGTGGTCATATTAGAATCTACCCAAAGATTGCATACTATTCTTATGATGATTCACAGAAAGAAATAATTCCATTTTATACACATGAGTTATATTATGCGTGAACTATAATATTTCCAGAACTGTTGAGCCTCATGGTGGTGCTAATAACCACAGAGATATAGATTTAATTGCCGTAAGGCAGAATAGTAATTCCAATAGTAGAAATGTAATTGATCTAACAACCACAACTTCTAAGTATGGTAAATATTGGTTTGAGACATATGTCGCATCAGACACAGAGAAATATTCGACCAGTCGGTCATTCACGAATCAAGTAATAGCAGAGACTAAGGTAAGGGAAAAGTCTACGGAGGTTGAGTCTAAGCTTAGGGCTTCCAGCTACTATAATAATCACCGAACCTCTGGAACCTTTGACAGGGGGCAAAGTGTAACGCAAAATTACACAAGAAAAAGTGCCACTATAGTTGCACCAGATGGTAAGACTATTGAGGTTAATGAAAAGTCGAACTATAAAACAAGTAATGTCAAAGGGTTATTTGAAGGCTTTGTCGGCTTAGTAAGTACCTACCAGACTGTTTATCGCCCAACCAAAGAGGGGGAGGGAGACACAGTTAGTATTTCACATAAATTTGGTGGTACATCTGTCCAGAGGAAATCCATAACTAAATATCGAAAGATTAAGGCGAGTAAGTGGATGACCACAACAACTCCTACATCTATGACCGCTGGAGACCATCAGGTTACCACGGAAACAAAGCTTTCTTATTCAGATTATTCGACGCATAAAACCACTAGCTCCTATAGAGAAAATGGTGGAACAATAATTTATGATATAACTAATACTTGTACTACAGAAAGAACAACTAATTTTAAGTTTAGAACTACTGATACAAAAAAAGTTTTAACATTTGCTGAAGACCCTAGGGGTCGTGACATAGAAGGTAATCAAACTGTTATATCTGGGTTTAATTTAAGTGCTGATAGCCCTTTTCATTCTTTTATGGTCTGCGATATTGACGAGTATGAAAAGCTTGTTAATAGGCATGTCAGTCATCAGTTTAAGGGCACGCTGTGTAAAGAAGTGGTAGGAGCAGAAGATGATGCAGAGACGGTGGCTCTCGTACCAGATAAAAGATTCGTTGCTCGACCCGAGCTTCCTAAGTCACAGTTCTCAACATTAACTGTCAATGATTATATATCGACATATAGTTATGTGTTCACCCGTGAGCCTATTGCTAATCTAGGAGAAACTGAATCTGAAAGCTATAAGATTTGGGTTGAAACAACAGTTGGGGAGTGTGGGCATACCGACAGAGTTAAAAGTATTGTATTAGCTCCTGCGGAGCATGAGAGGAAGACTTATTATATCGGTCAAAGGTATGAAACGGTTCAATACTTTGGGATAAGTGCAGACAAGATACCATCTGAATTGGTGGAAGGTTTGACTTATAAGAATACCAAAATGGGGCTAAAGGATTATACGAGTTATGACACAAATGGTAATACTTTAGAAGTAAGCTATACAACAATACGCTCAACGGTCAGATTTACTGGAAAAATCCAGACTGGGACAGGGTCAGATAGGAGTGATACCGATAAGACCGTAGAGGCGAGAACTGTAAATATACCTGCGGAGGCAGGAAGAAAGGTTAGATATTTATATGACACCGTTTCAACATCAGCATTTTCTCATGCTTATACATCTGAGACTTACGAAGAAGTGCCAGTGCGTCATGGGTGGCGGTATAATTTAACATATGTTACATATAAAAAATTAGATCATTTCAGAGTTTCTAGCGATATATGTTTCACTGGAGAAACATATCCATATACCAGTTCCTCCGTACAATCTTATGCTCCTTTTAGTGAAACAGAAGTTACTGATGGAGTTTGTGGGTCTTTAAAAACACGGCAGATGTATGTGGATTACCAGCAAGGCTTTCAAGAGGGTTTGCAAGAAGGGGAAAGGACTTCACCTGCAGGAATCCCGTATTATTATAAGCCAATGACCTATAGGGCTTTTAGCACCATATATCATCGTTGTGGCAGAAAAGAGGCTGTAAAAACGACTAGAGCAGTACGAACTGTGCCAAATAATGAGTCATATGTTATGTCATTCAATATAGGTTCTAATATTAGTTCAACTAAGCTATATGATACAAATTGGGTTCAATCTAAAACAATAACGTATAAAGCAGTTCTTAGTTCGATTGGGGATACTCCATATTTAGACCAGGAGTTCATCACCTCAAACGCTAGCATGTCAGCTAGTTATTCTATTACAGGAAGATCAACTACCCAAATTACAAGTGGTCAATTACGCACCACTGACACTATATCGGGTACGCTTGTTGTGAAGGCTGATGGGGGTGATTCAACCTCTGTATCATCATATACAATAACTCATACATATTATGAGCATAATTCAAAAAAAGAACCATATACATCAACAACTGTCTGGGATGCTGGTGCAGGCAATACAGCATATGGATTTTCAAAGGATTATAAATTTACTTACGAATATGTGCCTCAAAAAGTACTTTATGCTCATTCAGATATATTAAGGCATGTCTACAGGCAGTATTATCTAAATGTTTATGAGCCCGTAATAAATATGCAGAACCATTGGCAGGACGAATCGGATTATGGGGTCGATAAACCTTTCTATACGGATGTCGCTAATACAAATTTCATTCCAGTAAGAAGAGGTGGCGCTCATTATTATGCGAATGTCGGCTCCAGCCCATATTTTCACCCTGATAATACAAATGCGATCCATGCATGGAATGGCAGTAATGGTCATGCCGCGAATCTGCCTATCCTAGATGCTCCCTATTTAATATTCTCAAGCAGTAAGACTTATACATATTCGCATTTCAGAAAAGGGGTATCTGTGGAAAGCACAAGAACTCTAATTGCGGAAAAGAGTTCATCAAACTTTCCTATATTCACTTACAGCACAGAATCAGATACGGAGTTTGTAGACAATATTGGCATTACTGGGTTTACCCCAACTATTACTAATGAGGAGAGAGTTTCGTCTAATAAAATGTATCATGTTGCTGAAATAAACAATTTCTCTAGCACCAAGTTTGATACATATACATCTTCAACCACCACTAGTTCTGCAGGTGATGTTAGTACGCAAAGCACAAAGTTTATAGCTTCTCAGTTCACCTATGAAAGACCCATAGCAAACACATATCTAGTAAGGACAAGCCTTGCAGGTGAAATAAATGATGAGTTGTTTAGTCTTAATTTCATGAAGGTTTCACCTATGGGTGTGAATAGCACTTATTACGAAAGTGCCTATAACAATAGAACAGACCTACCTTATAATGTCGCAGGAGTGCCGATAAGACCAATGTATGCGGTCGGCGGTGTGTTATTTAATGGAAGGGAAAGAAGCGCAACTATCGTCTGCGAGTTCAAGGATGCTGAAGTCGAGATGTTCCATACAGAGTATAATAATGGAAAGAGGCTAACTAATAAAAATAATCATAGATTTGATTTTTCATTTACTACCGCAGGAACTAGAGTAAGCCACATAAGGGCTGTCCAAGCTTTAGAATATTTTACAAGTGACAGGGCAAAAGCTTATGATATTAAGAAAGGCACATACCGTGGGTTTTCGGGTGGAAGCCCAGATGTTATGTTGTACGATTATAATGCTTGCATGGTTGCCATCCCGCAGCTGCCAATGGTCAGGCTCGGAACAAAGCATATAATAGGGCATGACCCATCGATGCTGAATACGGTAAGCCCAGACTATGAGGAGCCCGCCGAATCTACTTAGGATACGGAATCATTAATTACTTGAGTTATAAATTATAAACAATTAATAATATTTATATGTATAGTAGAAATAAATTGGTTATAGCAACCTATGCCACCAAACGATATGGTTATGCATTACCAAACTTTGGTAGAAGGATGGCATCTGCTATAGCAGAATGTGAAGAGTTGGGGCTAGATATAAAGTTACTGTTTATTGGGGATACAAGTGAACAGATAAAGGCTCAAGCGCAACAAGATGTATTTAGATATATGCCAGATTGGGTGGAGTGCATTTTTCACCCTATTGCAATCAGCGATGATGATGTCAAAAATTACAAAGAGGATGCGCAGTTATTAATTGCACAGATGCAGGGAGAAGCATTTGCGTTGGGTAGAAAATGGTCAGCTGATTATTTTTTTAGTGCTGAGTCTGATGTCCTTGTGCAACCTAATACAATTAGGGTGGCAATAGATTGCCTGCGATTTGATAATGGATATTATGATGTAGCAATGTGTAGCTATCCATCTCAAGGGGGTGGACCATTTTTAGGGGGAAGGGGCACGCAGTATAAACACATTGAAGAAGATGTGCATGTAGAGGAAAGAAAAGTGCCAAAAGAACTTTCCGATAAACGGGAGGAGCTAGAAAAAAAATTAAAGGAAGCCACTGAAGAGGATGAAGCTCTGTTTAAGGAATTGCGAGACACGGATGAGGAAATAAAAAAATGTGAGCCTTTAGGTAATGTTTATGAGTTAAATGCAAAAAGGTGGAGAAAAAGGGGATGGATGGAGTATGCGTACCCTGCTATAGGAAAAGGTGCTATAGTGCCTACGGATTGGGTAGGGTTAGGTGCAACTATTCTCTCCAAGAAAGCTTTAAGTTTAGCTCATTTTGATGGTTATGAGGGTAAAGGGACACAAGACCTATATTTGGGATGGAATAGATGGGTGCCAGCTGGTCTTAAAATGTGTGTAACCACTCATAGCATCTGTGACCATGTAGTAAGGAAAAGAGATGGGGAAGAGCAACTCTGGGATGATTTTACGCATATTCATGTATTCCATGAATTAGAAGGAGAATATGAGGGTCATCTCCGCCAAAGGCATGGAAAGCACTATACTTTTGAGCCTGGAGAAGCACCTAAAATAGGAGACGATAATGAGTCACCAAAGGATGGGAAACCTGCAATTAAAGAGTAGTTAGTGCTTTTATTGCAATGAGTTAACAAGGACTCCACATAAATCCTACATAAATCCTACATAAACTCCACATAAACTCCACATAAACTCCACATAAGTTTTGAATTAAGTGTCGTACGACGGTTTATTCATTGCTCATAAACAAATAATCGATAATTTTATATTGATTAGTTGCAAGTTAAAAAAATTTTTTTATTTTTCTTGACGGATTATAGAGTCTAAATAAGATAAGATTATGGAAGAGAATATTGCAAAAAATCACCAGATATTAAAGGCTGTCGATATGAGGGAGGAGTTATTCCGAAAGTCGCTCGCTAAAGCACGCCTCTTGGGGATTTCTTGGTCGGATTATGTAAATATGGTTCTAGAAGCTTACCTCAAAGAACAGGGTGAAAATATTTCAAAACGACCCGTGTAAAAGAAATTTACCAAGTATGAAATCTAGTGTAATATCCTTATAAATAAACCCCCCGTGATCTGAAATCAGCTCACGAGGGGATCATAATAATAATAATAAACTATAGTAATAATGGAAAAACAAGAAAGCGTCAAGGTAAATGACAATATAGTGCCGTTTAAAAGTCTTAACACAAAGCTCTTAGATATACAGAGCAAGTTAAAAGGTGAAAAGGATAGCACAAATAATTACGGAAAGTATAAATACAGAAATGTTGAAGGAATACTTTCAGAGCTAAAGCCTCTTTTAGTAGCAGAGAAATTGACAATGACAATTTCTGACTCAATTAAAGAAGCAAATGGTGAAGTCTACATTGAAGCGCGAGTCGTATTAGAATGCGCGGAAAATAGAGATGTAAATAGTTATGATGGTTATCCTAATAACATTGTGGCAACGGCATTCGCTAGAGAACCAAAGAGTCAGGCAGGAATGTCTGCGAGTCAAATGACAGGTACTGCTAGTAGTTATGCTAGAAAGTATGCCCTCGGAGCGTTATTTCTTTTATCGGGAGAAGCTTGCCCAGATTATGCTTCTGATTTAGACCAAAAAAATAAAGAGTTAGAAGACTCTTTAAAGACTATCCAAGGTAAGGATAAGGATAAGGATAAGGATAAGGATATTAAAACTATAATAATACCTAAGCTTGGTAAAGTTGTTAAAGATGTTAAAAAGAATGATGGAGAAAATACTATTGTTCCAGTTGAGGGTAAAGTACTTATCTTAAAAGATTTAGATGATGTAAAAATTAATTATCTACATTTAAGACAAAAGAAGTTTTTTCCTAATCACCCAATCTTCTTAAAAGCACTTGAAGAGGTCAAGGATGCCAGAGAGTTAGCAGAGGAGGTGCCGATGTGAACATCTTTGTGTTAGATCAATGTCCTTGGCAGTCTGCTAAGTATTTATGTGATAAGCATGTTCCGAAAATGCTCACGGAAAGTGCCCAAATGTTAGCTTCAGCTTTAAAAACGCATAATTGCCCCGCAAATCTTATGCCTCTTAATAAAAGTGGTAAACCCTATAAAGGAGGTTATAAGAATCATCCTTGCACTAGGTGGGCATCAAAGAATCGTAAGAATTTTATGTGGTTGCTTGATCATGCGTTGCAGATTGCGATTGAGCACAGGAATAGGTTTAAAACCCATCATGCTTGTATTACTCCTGTCATGGATATGTGTGACCTTAGAAAATATATACCATTAGGTAGAAGAACTTCATTTGTCCAAGCAATGCCTGATCAATATAAGGTCAAAGGCAACGCCGTTAAAGCTTATCGTGACTATTATAAAGGTGAAAAATCTGCCTTCGCGAAGTGGGAAAGAACTTTCAAGCCAGAATGGTACTAAAAAATTAACTCAATCTTAAAAAGACTTAATAATATTATGAAATGGGAAGACTTAAATTGGAAAATCATATTTCTCGGAATGACAATCATGATGTTAATCATGTATTTCACAGGTTGCAACCATCGTGAGGTAGTAAACCATTCCTGCCCTGAAGAGGGTCATGGACCTTGTTACTTGTGTAATGAAAGTTAAATCAAAATTAATTTCACCTGAAAAAATTGCGCAGTTTGTCGCCGACTATATGGAGGGAGCGTCTGTAGTAGACCTAGCCAGAATGCATGGCATAAGCTATGAGGGGGCAAGGCAAATACTTGTAAAAGAGTTGCATCACCCAAGACCTCATCAAGTTAGGAAAGCAGACTGGGAGGCAAAGAATGTGAAAATAGTTAGCACGACTCAAACAAGAGTAAGTAGAACACGAAAATCGAAGTTAATACCTATAGTAAAAGAATTGGTTTTAAATAAAGACAAGTCCTTCGCGGCAATCGCTAATGATTTAAATATTAGCAGGGAAAGGGTTGGACAAGTCGCAGAACTTTGCGCACTCGCCAAATGGGATGTTTCCAGAGGTAGAGCAGTGCGTGGTAAAATAACAACATAAAATAATAATAATGGAAATAACAAATATAACTAAGGGTGAAGTAATCACCAAATCAGAGAAAAAAGAATATAGTTCGGGGAAGTTCCTACAAACTTTCAGATTAAGAACCGATGAAGCATACCCCACCATGTTGGAGTTTACCATGTATGATAAGGGTATCGCTGATTTATCTGAAAAAATAGAGGTAGGGTCTGTACTAATAGTGAAATTTAACGTCAAGGGGCGTGATTATAATGATAGGCTATATTTCACGCTACAACCATGGAGTGTTGAGGTCTTGGAGGGTCAAGAAACCAAGGAAGAGACTACTCATGATGACTCTGGGTTAGTTGAAGAGGACAACCCATTCTGATTCTAAAATGACTAATTCAGTATATAGTGGGTACAGAAAGAGCGAGCATCGTATGGATGTCGCTCACTGGAAGGAAACCTTTGTGTTTGATATAGAAACTATGGGCGTGCCAAACAAAGTAAAGGAGTTTGGCAAGCCCTACCCTCCTATGAGTGAAGTTAAGTATGGGAATTTAAAAGACCCCATAAAAAGACAAGCATTCTTTGAGGAGAAACATCAGGCATGGGTCGACGGAGAAGCTGATTGGTGGGAAAAGCAATATGATAGGGCTGCCCTTGATGCGGTCACAGGTCGTATTGTCGCTATAGGATATTTATTTCCTTACGCAGATCACCGAGACGCTTCTGACGAAGAGGGATTGCAGGATCAAGTTATAATTGATGGCTTATCTGATACAGGAAACCATGACATAGAAGAAGCCAATATTCTTGGTAGATTCTGGGAGTATTTTAAGCACGCATCAAGTTCTTATGGACACATTATAGGTCATAATGTGGAGAACTTTGACCTGCCATTTATCATGAAAAGGTCTTGGCAACTTAAAGTCCCAATAGCTCCAAATGCCATGAGTGGTCGCTATTGGAATAAAAGTATAGTCGATACAATGCGAGTGTGGTGCTGTCATGGGTATAAGGAAACAATATCATTAGATAACCTTAGTAAACTCTTAGGGGTAGGTCGTAAGATGGCTAATTACCCAGCACTAAAATTTGCTCAAGATTGGCTTGGTGGAGATAAGGATACGGCGGAGTTTTACCTTAGAACAGACCTGACCCTAGCCCATGCCTGTTACGAAACGCTGTATAAAACATAATAATAAAACATAATAATAATAATAATATGATACATAATAATAGTTATGCCTCTTATGGGCAATTAGATGGGTTGAATAAGCGATGCCGTATGGTGGTGTCAGCACTCAACGATTTAGGTGTGGCAACGGATAGAAGACTTAAAAATCACCTTAATTTGCCAGATATGAATAATGTCCGACCACGAGTGACCGAGCTATTAAAGCTCGGCATCGTAGAGGAATGCGGAACAGAGCTTTGCGATGTTACCAATAAGACGGTGCGTAAAGTAAGGCTTGCGATAGGAACCAATCAAATGGAGTTGTTCCAATGATAGATTTAGGGAAGTTAGGGCAGATGCCGTATAAGCATTATCTCATATCAAAAGCTTTATCTATTGCGATAGAGGAAATGAAGAGAAATGCAGACCCAAATGAGGAAAGAGAGATAGAGTTCATGCAAAGTATGATCGATATGGAGTACCCTCAGTTTAGTGCATCCAATGCAAAGACAGAGGTTGAGGCAGTGGATATATTAACTCAAAATATGGAGCTGACTGATGTGACTCCAGATGGAGTGAAAATCTTCAGAACTCTTAGTTAGCATATGATTATGATTAATAGAGATTATCAGCCAGAAGATGAGTTGATGGTGTTGCACCTAGATATAAAAGAAATGACTATGGTGTGGAGTGCCTTGGAGTTTTTAACGACAGTCCAAGACCCTGAAGATAGACCAGAATCAGAAAGGGAAGCCCTAAGGTTAAAGCTAGTGCCTTTCTTTAGGCTCAAAGAAAAAGTGAAAAAACACTTAAACGCTTGTGCCGAAGGAGGGGGTGTCGAATGAAAATATTCACCGATAGTAGGAAGTGGGACGATAGATGGTTCAGGAATTTGGCTCCAGATCGAAAGTTGATCTACCTTTATATTTGCGATTTATCCGACCACGCTGGAATCTGGGAGTTTGATGGGGATATGCTACGCCTCCATTTAGGCGTAAAGTATTCAGATGACGAAATAATTAAAAAAATGGATGACCTTACGGAAAAAGTGGCTGCACTGCCTGATAATAAGTTTTGGATAACTAATTATATACATTTCCAAAACCCGAAAGGGATTAGTCGCAGGTATAAGCATTGTGCTCCGATTTATCGTTCACTTGATAAGCATGGCATTGATCCAGTAAAATTCCAGTCAGCCTTAGATGTAGAGACAGAGGGTGATCCGCCTGCAAAAGGAGATAAGGATTTGCAAGAGATTGTAGATTTATGGAACTCTACTTGTAAGACCTTGTCATCCGTCACCAAGATAACCCCAACAAGAAGATCAGCTTTACGGTTGATAAAAAAGGAGGAAATTAGCGTTGCCGAATTATTTAAGAAGGTTAGCGAGAGCGATTTCCTTATGGGTCGATCCAGTAAATGGAAAGCCTCGTTTGATTGGGTATTAAAGCCACAAAATAGAATTAAAATATTGGAGGGTAATTATGCTAACGCAAATAGGACAGGTCATAGCACCGAAGACTATACAAAAGGCTTCTAAGGGGGAAACAAGGTCGCTCGGAGAGAGGTTCTGCAAGAGTTGCAGTGAATTGATTCCCGACTTTATCCAAGAGTGCGTGGCGCCAGACTTTGGGTCAGGACTTTGGTATCCTTGGTACCCACTATGTGAGCCATGCCTTGAGATGGAGGAAAAAAATGCCTCTAAGGATAGGGGCGACTCATATAATGATCGAAAGGAAAAGGAGTTCCTAGAGATGTGCCCACCAGCAATGTTGGAAACTGATGCCAGTAGGTTGAGTAAGCCACTCTTAGATAAAGTGTTAAACCACCAATTGAATGGGAGGGGTTTAATATTGATAGGGAAGACAGGGATGGGGAAGACTCGATCAATGTGGCTTCTAGTTAGAGACCTTATGGTAAATAGAGGTAGGGAGGTGCGTGTCTATGAAGCGATGGAATTAAAGGAGGTTCTAGGGCAAGCTCATAATTCTAGGTATGGTCATAAAGATATGATAAATGGGCTATGTACCTGTGATATATTGTGTATCGATGACCTAGGAAAAGAGAAGGCTACTGATGCTTGGGAGCAAGATTTGTTTACGATAATCAATAGGAGGATGAATTATAAAAAGCCTATTATTATTACGACTAATTTTATTGGGGAAAGTATAGCACAAAGATATATCGATGTTCACAAGATCGAGCCGTTAGTACGAAGAATACGGCAGTTTTGTGATGGTGTATCTTTTAATACATATCCAGTTAACTGAAAGAATGATAATGCATAGGGTGAAATGGCTAATCTATAATACCCAAAAGGGATATGACGAGGGTTGGGCATCAAATCCAGCTCGTAGACTCGAAACCTGCCCTATGCATATTATCACTAAGAGACTCTGTGGCTATAATATGCCGCATACCATTACAGAATTAAAAGAAGCTGTCGATAAGGGGTATTTGCATTTTTGGACAAGACCTGATCGACCATGGAGAAATAAAATATATGAAGCGAACATCTTTGCGTCCGAGGTCAAAAACTTCAACGAGAGCAAAATTAGAGAGTGTCTATCGGGACAGAAAAAAGATTTATCTAAGCACGGTAGAGGGGTGCGAAATCTGTCATTGTAACCCAGCAACGGATTTAGACCTTCACCATAAAGCGGGTAGGCATGGGAGTAGTGAAAATGAAAATGGCGATATTGAAAGGAATCTTATTAATACTAAAACTTTTATGGCGTTGTGTAGAGCATGCCATGATATGGTGCATAAGTACCCGAAAGAAAGCAGAGAAAAAGGGTGGTTGCTGTGAGTGTGATAACACTCGTATGTTTGATCCTTATAATAGTAGTCAGTCTGCATGCTCTCTATCAGTAGAGGAAGAGACTTGCTTGGCTTTGGCTAGGCTGTATGACAATCCAGAGAGTAATGATATTGATTGCCCTTGGGATTGGAAGAAATGATGAAAAGTGAAAAAGAGTTAAGATGGTATGCAGAGGGTGAGGGTAAGCCTCCGATAAAAATTTATGGCAACGATCAGAAGCGTATGCTTATGGCGTTAGCTATTATCCAGAATTTTGGAAGAACACAGAAGGGTATGCATTATGTTGATCCCCGTGATAGAAAACCACTGAAGCTAACAATAGGTGGATAGCCCCTGCCCCGCCAAAGTTATGGCAACGCATTTTGACCTTCATATATTATTAGAGAAAGAAGGCTGGAGCCCGCCAAGCAGTACCGCCCAAGCAAGTATGCGAATCATTAAGACAAAGGCTGGGCGACAATTTATAGGAAAGTATAAAAATAGTAAGGCAAACAGCATCACAAAGGAATTACAGATGATGATGCATCCCTTTCGCCCTGTAAAACCACTGTGCTGCCCATTGTCAATAGAGATAATTTATCGTTTCGCTTACAGGAAGTCAGAGCCGCGTAAAAACCTGGAGTATGAATATATGCCTCATACCACAAGACCAGACTCTGATAATTTATTAAAATTACTACTAGATTCGATGAATGGTATATTTTTTAAGGATGATTCGCTGCTGTCTAAAATTAGTTTCTATAAACAGCGTGGAAAAAGACCTTTAATAGATATTAAATTATCCAAAATTTAGGTGTAGTAACACTTAAAAAAGTTTAAGGCTACCTGTGTATAAGTGGTCGATTTTTTGAGAAATTTTTGTTAGTTTTTATATATTCTCAAGATTGTCTCAAGATGGTCTATTTATATATAAGAAAAAAAATAATAATAATATGAAAAATAAATTATCAGATACGGCGTTAGATATACTTGGTCTTCTTCCAAGTAATCAAATTAAAAGAGATGTGCCACGGTATCGAGGTATTATGTGCTACGATGGTAAGACAGGTGGTAGTTTAATGGTATGTACACCTAGTCAATATGATCTTATCAAGTCCGCCACATCTCGTGTCGGTAATCAATCAGTTCTCAGACGGCAAGCACCCAATGGTGGTCGTTTAATATAATAATAAAAATAAATAATAATAGTCATGGAAAATCACAACGAAGAATATCAAGAGTACTCACAAGAGTTTGAAAATGGAGTCACGAATGTAAGGTTACGAGATCAATCAGTCGTAAAATTATTAGAAATAACGTGGACACCATGTGATACGAATGGTCATCAACTACAACTCGCAATGGTCGAGAAATACGATGGGTCTAAACTTCCAATTCGTCAAATTAGTGTAGATGAGATCGCACACCCTACCCCTTTCCTAATCACCGATCGCACTCGCGAGATAATTAATAATGATGGTGGTGATTTAGAATCAGTAGAAGGAGATGCAAACTTCTTATGCATCTACGGATAATAATAAATAATAAAAAGGATAATTAAAAATGAGTATTAAATTCCAATTAAATGAGTCATACACTGATAAGTGGGATGAATATAAATGCATACATATTGATGAAATAAGTGCGGTATTAGTATGCACTAAAGATAATCAAGAAGAAGATAGATTAAATCGCCCTTGTATTATACCACATACATCATGTGTAAAAGTTATAGAAAAAGAGTCACCTCTATCATATGCAATGTGGGAAAGATTCGCACAAGAAGATGATGAAGAACCAGTTCCATTATTTCAAAAAATATAAATTAAAAATTAATTCAAAAATATAATAATATGTTTTATTCAGAAGAAGAAGTAACGACAACGCTTCCACGCGTTAATAAGTCACAAATGGAAAAGTCAGTAATAAATCGCGCGTTATATAATAATGCTGCGGTTGTTAAAGATTTAATCACGGGTATCCTTGGTGATGATATATTACGAGATTTTAATATGTCATCTCAGATTAAGTCTCGTACGATAACGAATGGTATGGAGATAATTATTTCTCTCACACCAGATGAGTTATTAGATGATGATACGCTAGTCGAAAGATCGAGAGATGCATCAGAGTTCGCAAGGTTATCGCGACGATATGATATTCCCAAAAATTGGTTTGGACGACGATTCAAGTATGGAAATAATAATTGTAGAGTCGCTTCAATTAATCCGAAAGCACACTCTTATCCCATTATATGTGATAGGTGGAATCAATACGGCAGATATTCCAAAATTAAAATGTCTGTACGAGATTTAAAATCTTATATCCTTAATGGATAAAACAACAACAACAAAAATAATAATAATAATAATAGAATGAAACCATCAAAGTTAAAATCAAATCTAGTACGCCTCTTCAATGAGGGTGAACCAGTATTAATAGTCGGTGAACCAGGATTAGGTAAAACCGATGTAGTAGAACAAGCATGTGAAGAGATTAATCACGATGTGGTGATCTTTCACCCTGTAGTCGATGATCCCACGAATTATAAAGGTCTTCCATGTGAGTCAGACGGCAACGCTGTATTCCTTCCTTATTCCCAATTAAGAAAGTTATTGGAAGCCGACAAGCCGACAGTCGCCTTTTTCGATGATCTGGGTCAGGCGACGCAATCTGTCCAAGGTGCCCTAATGCAGTTGTTCTTATCTCGTAAAGTAAACGAGCATAAGATATCAGATAAGGTAGTGTTCTGTGCAGCAACGAATAGTAGAAAAGATCGTGCAGGTGTTAAAGGTCTAATTAAGCCTCTATTAAGTAGGTTTACAACCATCGTCCGTGCAGAAGTCAATGTCGATGACTGGTGTAAGTGGGCAGGTAATAATAATATGCCACCTGAGTTAGTCGCATTCATTAGGTTTCGTCCCGAACTCTTAATGAAATTCGATCCATCGCATGTAGATAGTACGGGTGAGGATTTAGTCAATCAACCATGTCCTCGTACGGTGGCAGCTTGCGGTCGATTATTAAATTATGGTATTCAAGATTATGATGTACTTACAGGTTGTGTCGGTGAGTCGTTTGCTGCGGAGTTGATCGGGTTCTTAAAGATAGTCCACGGATTAGGTGATAAACCTCGCCAGATCGCAGATGGCAACGATGAGTCATGTCCCGCCTCTCCCGATACGCTGTACGCTCTATGTGGTGCGCTTGCCCATATGAGTGGTAATTTAGATAAGTGGTCAAACATCAGTAAGTGGGGTCGTAAAAGATTACCAGAAGAGTTCCAAGTCTTACTTCTAAAAGATGTCGAGGGTAGGCACCAAGAAAAAGTGTTCAATACACCAGAATATGTTGAATGGTCATCTGATCTCTACAACCATATGAACAATGTCTGATTTAATGTCAAAAGATAGGATGCGCCTAATCATAGAGCATCCGTTTTTCGCAACGATATTGTTAAAGCACAAACTTGTTCCCGCAGAGGGTATGGGTACGCTAGGTATCAATGGTGTCGAGATAAAGTATGACCCTGAGTGGTATGCAAAGTTCTCTCCGCGAGTCAGAATGACGCTGTTATGTCATGAAGCACTCCATGTGACAAACCTTCATCATCTGCGTAAAGGTGATCGAGACCATAAGTTGTTCAATGTTGCGTGTGATTATGCAATCAATCAATTCATTGATAGTCACCCGTTCCAATTGCCTGATGAGAAGTTGTTAGACCCCAAGTATGCAGGTATGAGTTCCGAGAGAATATACTCAGATTTGCAGAAAGAGTTATCCAAAGAAAAAGATGACGACCAAGATCAACAAGAATCAGAAGATGATGATACATCTAATCAATCATCTGATAGTGGCAACGATGACAGTAACAATGGAAGTTCTAATAATCCGATGCAAGAAAAGATTGATGAATTGTATGAACAATCAATCGGTGTAGTAGAGCAACATCCAAACCCAAATGGTGTGGATGAAAGTGAACTAGAAGCAGAAACCAAAGTGATGGTAAAGCAAGCCATATCTGTCGCGAAAGCGCAAGGTAAGATGCCGTCTAATATCGAAGCTGCGTTCAATGAGTTATTAGAACCAGTAGTTGATTGGAGATCGCTACTCGCTAGGTGGGTTGAGGGTTTCTGCGGTGGTGATTATTCATTTAGTCACCCAAATCCAATACACATTCAGAGGAGAATGGTTATGCCATCTCTTCGATCTGAAGCGTTCGCGGATATCGCAGTAGGTATCGACACTTCGGGTTCTATGTCAGATAAAGATTTGCAACAAGCTGTATCAGAGGTGTTCGCAGGTCTGGCAACATTCATGGAGAATGGTCAAGAAGATGCATCGCTCAAAGTCATCTATTGTGATTCAAGAGTGCAGAAAGTCGAAACCATCGAGCATGAGGGTCAAGTCACTAAACCAGCAGGTAGAGGTGGTACTTTATTCACCCCCGTGTTTGAAGAACTGCAGAAAGACCCTCCTATGGGTATGGTATATATCACAGACGGTTATGGTTGGGATTTCCCCGATACCCCATGCTGTGAGGTTGTGTGGATTATCACTGACACTGGAGATAAGAATTTCTCGCCTCCGTATGGTGATGTAATCCACATGTAATATGATAATCAAAATAATAATAAAACTACTCATCAGAATGAAAATAAAATTAATTGCACAATTTCTAGGCGGTGCAATTGGTGGTGGGTTTATCTACGACCTAGTATCAACAATAATAAAATAATAATAATATGAATATACAAAGTAATGCAATGCTCGCCCAAACCTCTATCTCTATGTTTGGTCAATCAAAGAAAGATAAAAACGAGAGCAATAAATATGCTCAATCTCATTCAACCACAACAGATAGTGTCAAAGTGATTAAAACGCTGTTCGATAAGAATGATATAGCAGAGATAAAGTGTCATGCCACCATGGCGCGTAATGCTCATGCTAAGTACACATTGCCATGGAATGATCAAGGTCAACGCCTTCTTCCATGTAGTGTGTTCGCACGATATCAAGCAGAGATGTCAGAATATAAATCAAACTTTGATTTCGCAGTAAGTCAGTTCGTAGATAAGTATGACGCTATATTATATCGTAATAAGCAACGCCTTAATGGATTGTTTAATCAAAGTGATTATCCTACTGCGGATGAGATAGGTAGTCGCTTTCAAATGAAGACCAGTGTCACCCCAATGCCTAAGACGGATGATTTCCGTGTAAACGAATTGAGTGATGCAGATATTGCCTCAATCAAGAAAGGATATGAGGTAGAGATACAAGAAAAGTTAAAAGGCACACAGGCTGAGATATTAAATCGATTTAAAGATTTAGTAGTGCATATGCGTGATGTCCTCAAAGATAGCGACAGGGTGTTTCATAAATCCTCTGCGGATAAGATCAGGGATTTAGTGGCACTCGCACCCAAGCTGAATGTCATGGACGATCCCGATCTACGATTAACCATATCAAATCTAAGAGTGTTGGTAGCATGGCATCCAGACGATGTAGATCGAGCCCGATCAGATAAGCGAGTGCGGAGTAATATGGCACAATGCTGTGACCAAGCTGTAGATATGATTATGGATAACCTCGGTGGGTATGCAGGTTAGTATATAGTCTACCTCTGCCCTAATAAGGGGGGATGGGTGTAATGCCCTCCCCCTTTTTTTAGCAACGGATTTTCGTGATATACGGTATGCGTAGGCAACGGATTTCGGCAACGGATTTTCGTGTACATACGCGCAATGGGCGTTATGGGGGTCGCACTCGTTCTGATTTTTTTTATTTGGTTTAAATATTAATTAAAGGGAAATAAAAGATTTTAAAAAATAATATTAAAAAAGGTTTTAAAAAAAGTTTTAAAAATTTTTTTCAGTAGGGAAGGGGGGGGGAAGGTTTAAAATCAATTTTTAAATAAGGTTTTAAAAAAAAGTTTTAAAAAAAAGTTTTAAAAAAAAGTTTTAAAAAAGGTTTTAAAAAATCGATTCAAAAGAGAGAAAAAAGGGGATGAAAAAAGAGAGGAAAAAAAGAGAGGGAAAATCTTTAAATTTTAAAAAATCGATTTTTTAAGGTTTTAAAAGTCAATTTTTTAATTTTAGTTAATTCCTATTAATCAAGGTTTTAGGAAAGTTTTAAAATATTAATAATTTTTTTTCTTGTCTATTTTTAAAATTTTCTTATTTTGTTATTTATCAATCGAGATGGTCTTGATTGATATTCTAAAATCAAAATAATAATAGAAAAATGAGTAAATCAAATAATAATAATAATTCAAAAGTAATCTCTAGTCCTAAGGAAGATGAAAAGAAAGAAGAAAAAGTCCTAATTCCCTTGTCCGAAATCTCCGATCCTATAGAGAGGAAAAAAGAGGAATTGAAGAGAAAAAGAGAAGAGGAAGATAGGGAATTAGAGTCTTTCATCCTTGAGGAAGAGAAAAGGAAAGAGAGAGTTAATAAGATTCAAGATTTCGTAAATTCTAAGGAAGTCAAAAATCTATTTCCCGAAATTGAAAGTCCAAGTGATATGGTTAAAGAAATGATTTCAGTTTTAAAGATAGAAGATGAAATTAAAGAATTTTTCTTTTCGTCTCTAAAGGAATCCCCCAAGGGAAGAGGAAGAGGAAATGAAGTCAAATTAAGATCGAGAGATGTTCTCCTTTATAAAATCTATAAGATGGAGAATCCTAGTGTTGGGGATGGAAGTCTCTCCCAAAATATCCTTCCTAGTTTATCAGATTTCCCTAAAGTTTGTTATTCCAAAGGAAAGAATATCCGTTCTGGAGTTTATGATCATCTCTTAAATGATGAAGATAAAGAATTATTGAAGTCATTCAATGGTCTTGGTGATATTTTGGGGATGTCCCCAATTCCTAGTGGTAATTTTCAAAAATTAATTTCGTGAGGAAGTTTAAAAATGTTAAAAAAAGATATTCTTTATTTTTTATCCTTCGATTTCTCATTGAAAAAATCAAAAAAGGAAATTAGTTTTGAAAGATTCCGAAAATTCATGTTAGATCATCATGATAGAAAAATTAATCGGATAAGATATCAAGTTATTAAAAATTCCATTTAATAAATAGAGAGGTTTTAATTAATAAAGAGAGAGGTTTTTCCTCTCTCTTTTTTTTGGTCTATTTATTTTTTTAAAAAAAGTTTTAAAAATAAGTTTTAAAAAAGGTTTTAAAATCGATTTTAAAGGGTAAAATCTTAGTTTAAAAAATGTTTTAAAGGTAAAGTTTAAAAAAGATTTTAAAAGAGATTTTAAAAGATATTTTAAAAAGATTTTTAAAAGAGTAAGGAATCTTTTATTTTTTAAAAAATTTTCGGCGGG